TCGCCCTCGACAGGCGTGCGGGTCTCGTTGAAGCCGGCCAGCGCCATGCAGACCTTCCACATCGTGAGGAAGCCGCCCCAGGCGCGTTCGAGCCGCAGCGCCCCGGCAGCGTTGTGATAGGCCCCGCGCATCGCGGCGGCGGGATCGATGCCGGTGGCGGCCTCGACCCAATCCGCGACCCACATGCAGCAGTCGCAGTCGGGCCGGCGGAACGGCTCGGCCATCCCGCGGTGCAGGTGGGCGATGAGGTCGGCCACGGGCTTTAGTAGTTCGGCCACGGTCGGGTGCGCTGCACGAGCGCCGCCAACTCGCGCGCGCCCTGATCGCCCGGATAGAGCTTCGACTGGCTGGCGTGGTTCAGGTAGGCGAAGGCCGGCCGGCGGCGGCGATAGAGCAGGGTCAGCAGCGAGACCGCGATGGTGGCCGTCGTGCCGTTGTCGGTGATCACCATCCGGTCCATCAGGCCGACGTACATGGCCCGCGGCGCGTCGAGCAGGTTCCACCCCTCGTCATAGTGCTGATCGAAGATGCGGGCCGGGCGCCCCTTCACCTCGGACGAGGCCGCCAGCGTCGCCGCGATCAGGCCCGGATCGACGCCCGAGAGCGTCAGGCTCGGCGCGCCGTCGGACGGCACCACAGCCTGCTCGATGTCTGAGATCTGGCCGAGTTCGCCGATGCCGCTCCAGACCGTGCCGTCAGCCGTGCGCAGCGGCCCGACGCCCTGATGCAGGAACCGGGGGGCCGACGCGAAGTCGAGGCGCACCAGCCGCGCGGCGCGCACCACGGCGCCACGCTGGAGCGCGGCGACGGTCTCAGGCATACGGGGCATGGGCTAGTTGTTCTCCCGCCAGTTGGCGAGTGACTGGCCGATGAGGCGGCGATCCTCGGCGCGGGCTTGGTCGACGTAGGCGCGCAGACCCATGAGCGCGGCCGGATCGGCGCCGGGGGCGTTTATGTTGATGTCGCCCATGCGGATCGCGGGGCGCCCGCCGGTCAGCTTGCGGTTCGAGATGATCCGGCCCGGCGAGGTCGGCACGAACCGCTCCCGCCCGCTCTCGCCGACGTCGTAGCCGACGCCCGCTTTAACAGGCCCGCCGCTCGCGCGGCCGGTCGGGTTGAGCGAGATGCCACCTCCGCTGAACAGCCCGCTGAGCAGGTTCGTGCCAGCGCCGCCCTTGCTGAACAGGCTGTCGAAGATCGAGTTGATGCCCCGGGACGCCAGCGACTTGATGAGGCGGTCGACCACCGTCGTGAGCTTTTCGCCGTTGACGATGGCGTCGGAGAACGCGTCAGCGAGCGTCGCGCCGGTCTGGCGCGCAGCCGCTTCGAATTTGTGCTGGCGGTCCTCGGCCTCGTCGAGTTGCACCTTCGCGTTGGCGTAGGCGAGCGACAGGGTGTCGACCTTGGCGCGCAGCTCGTCGGTAATGGGGAGGTTCGCCTTCTTGGCCGCCTCCAGCAGCCGGAACGACGCCTCGGCCTTCGCTACCTCGATCGCGGACTTGCCGACGGCCTCGCGCTCGTTGTCGAAGCCGCGGGTGCGCTTCTCGATCGCCTCGATCTCTTTCTGGTAGTCGTTCAGCTTCTCCTTTGAAGCGCTGCCGCCGGCTTTGCCCTTTTTCTCCTTGTCGTCCTTGACCGCGTAGTCCTTGAGCGAGATCGTCTTCGGGGTCAGCGCCTTGCGGTCGATCTCGGCGACCTGATCAAAGATGTTCTGCGGCTCGTCCTTAGCCTTCGGCTGAGCGCCGGCAGGGATGCGGGACTTGAACGCCTCCTTGAGCTTGTCGATGCCCTCGATGCCGCCGGTCTTCTTCGCCGCGGCGATGGAGGCCGCCACGGATTGACCGGTGCCGGTCGCGGCGTTGATCTTATCCTCGAGCGCCGCCGCGGCCTTCGGGTCTCCGAACTTCTCGGCCAGGCTCTTGAACGTCGGCAGGTTGCCGAAGGCCGTCGCGGTGCTCTGCGCCTGCGCAACGAGGCCCTTCAGCAACTCAATCGTGCCGGGGATCGCCTTGCCGATGCCCTCGATCGCCGCGGCGAAGTTGTTGAGGCTCAGGACCGCGCTGTCCGACGCGCCGGTGGCTTCGTTGAGCCGCCCCACCATGTCGATCAGGGCGTTGTTCAGCCGGGTGAGTGCCTGGGAACTCGTGTCCTTCGTCGTGGCGGAAAGGGCCTCGATCGCGGGCGTGCCGGCGAGGATACCGCGGAAGAAGGCCTCGGACGAGACCTTGCCGTCCTTAACCAGCGCCGTGAGCTTGGAGACGGAGCCGCCCGCCTCCTCGATGCCAGCCGCTGCCGCCTGGAGCAGGGGCCGCAATCCGTCGATCAGGGAGTTGTATTCCTCGGCCTGGACCTTGCCGCCGCCGAGCACCTGGGAGAGCTGCAGCAGCGCGCCTGACGCCTCCTGTGCCGAGGTGCCCCCGACGCGTAGCGCCAGGGCCGTCGCGCTGGTGAACCGCAGCAGCTCGTCGCTGGAAGCGTTTAACTCCTTCTGCGCGGTGGATGCCCGGCCGTAGAGGGTCGCCAGTTCCTCCAGCGGCGCGCCCTGCTTCTGCGCGATGTCGAACAGCGCCTGATAGGTCTTGTTGAGCCGATCGCCCTCTAGGCCGCCGACCTTGAGTTGGTTCTGGATCTTGGTGAAGCTGTCGGACAACTGCGTGAGGTTGCCGACCGAAATGCTGGCGAGCGCGCCCGCGATGCCGAGGCGGATGCTCGCGCCCACGCGGGACATGGCCGCTTCGATCCGGCCGGTGCTGGCGCTGACGGAGCGCTCAACATCGCGCAGGGCGGCCTCGGTCACGCCCCGCGAGCGGTTCAACTCGCGCTCGTATTTCTTGATGTTCGCCTCAAGCGAAACGACGAGGCGTTCGAGATCAGTGGCCAAGGCCGCTCCTCCGATGGATCAGCGTGCGGTGCGGCCTAAGCCGCCCCGACCATCGGCTCGTTGAGCCAATCCCACAGAGCGTCCTCTTCTTGGTCGCTGAGCGGGTCGGGCTTGTCGGGGTTCTGCGCCTTGTTGAAGCCGGCCACGTAGGCGGCGAACTGCCAGAGGCTCATCCGGCGCATGTCGGCGGAGGGGAGTTGCATCGCCGCCGCGGCCTCGTAGAAGGTGCCGAACGCCATCTTGCCGTCGGGCAGCGGGGGCGTGTCGTCCTTCTTGCTGGCCCGATGCGGCAGGGGCTCATCCTCGGCGCCCTGGAGCCCGGCACCGATGACCAGGGCCGCCACCGCGATGGCGCGCACCGCCGGCATGTCGTCGAGCCCCCGGGCGACCTCGTGCGCTTCCGACACGCCCATCCCGCCGCCGATCAGCGCCGTGCGCAGGATCGCGCGCACGTGCCGGAAGCACGCGTTCTCGGAGACGTAGAGGCGGTGCAGGTGTTCCGGCGCGCCGATGCCGGTCTCCTCCTGTAGCGCCTCCAGATCGCCGATGGCGAGACGGAAGCGGTAGGTGCTCGCCCCGAGTTCGAGGTCGATGCTGCCGTCGCGGCTCATCGGTCAGGCTGCCGGCGTCCAGACGATGGGGCCGGTGGACTGCAACTCGATCGACACGGTCGCCCGCTCGCCTCGCGTGGAGCCCTGTTCAAACGAGGTCAGGTGGAAGTTGCCAAGGTAATAGCCGCCGCCCAGCGCCGCCGTACCGGCACGCTCGACGCGAACCGAAACGGGCTCGTCGCTGTCATAGGCGGCCTGCCACCGCCCGACAGACTCGCGAGCCATGACGCCTTCCCCGGAGATCGAGCCCGACTTGGAGACGACGTCCCGCTCGACCCAAGCGGCCGCATCTTCACTGGAGCAGTCCGGCACGGTGGTGTCGTTGGTTTCCTTCGACAGCGTCAACGACCGCTCGGTGATACCGCACGGCGCGACAAAGGTGCCGGAGTTCGCCGCGTCTTCCAACAGCACCTTAAAACCGGAAAAGGGAACAGTCGTCGCCTGGGCCATCGGGGGCTCCTTCACTTCAGATGGAAGCCGCCCGAGGCGGCCTACAGCAGCAAGACGCGCTTGGCGCCCTTCTGCAGGTTCTCGACCGACCAGAGCGGTCTGAGATTGGTGAGCGCCCATGCGGCGCGGAACTCGGGATCGCTCGCGCTCTCGTAGTTGAAGCTGGCGAGCGGCAGGACATGGTCGACATGCCAAGCCGACATGTTGGCCCAGGTCATCCCGGGCAAAAATTGCAGTTCGATGTGCCTGTGAAGCTCTTCCAGGGAGTACCCGACCAGGGCCTTCCAGGCTCGGCCTTGTTTACCTTCGCGAAGGTGGCGCCTCACCGCGCCCTTCATGCGACGATCGAGGTTGTGCTTCGGATCGGTCGCGTTCTTCCGCCGGCACCACTCCGCGACGTAGGCCTTGCGCTCTTCCGTCTGCGACCGCTGCCGCGCCTTCTCGTTGATCGCTGCCCGGTTCTTCTCGTTGTACCGCGCTGCACTCAGGCGTCGCGCGTCCGGCTTGGCTTCTTTGTGTCGAGCCGCCCGCTCGCGCACGATCTCTGGATTGCGCTTCCGCCACTCGGCCTCGGCGGCTCGAATGCGATCTCCATGCTTGAGGCGATACCGCTGATTGATCTGGCTTTTCGATTGCGCCTTGGCGACCTCGGTACAGGCTGAGCATCGGCTCTGGCCTCCACCTTGGAGGGTGAATTCCGCGCTGCAATCGCAGCAGCGGATGACGGAGCCGATCTCAGACGCCCCTGCAAGGCGCCGCTTCGCACGTTCGGCCTCTCGGTTGCGCTCCCTTTTTAGGGTGAGGGCGCATGGCTTGCAGTATTTTTGCGGGTTCGTCAGCTTCTCGAAGTCAGCCCCGCACCTCTTGCACGGGATCAGCAGAATTCGGGTCGAGCGCATGCCCCCATCTTACATCGCAGGAAGACCAGCGGCCTAGCTCAAATCTTTTCTACCAACGCCCGAAACGTCATCCTCGCCCTGACCAGCAGGCCCTCGCTGTCGTCGATGGTGGTGTCTCGGTGGGCGATCTCGACGAGCGACCAGGGCGCGGCGAGTTCGAGGGGCTGCTCGTGCAGCGCGTCGCGGACGATGCCGGCGATGCGGGAAGCCTCGGGCTTGCCGACGTTCTCGCTCCACACGTCGAGGTCGGCGAAGATCTCCAAGCCGTCCACGCAGTCGGAGCCGTCGTCGACGCCCTGGAACGAGCGCAGGTGCAGGTAGGGGCGGGCCTGCCCGAGGTTCACCCGGTCGAGGATGCGGCCTTGCAGCGGGGCGGCCATCAGCGCCGGGACGGCCCGAAGCGCCTTCACGATGGCACCCTGAAGCGCAAGCTCGGCGCTCACGCCGCGGCGCCCGCCGTCTTGGCGCGGGTGGCCTCAAGGCGGCGCAACTCGCTCGGCGAATAGACCTTGGCCCCGCGCTCCATCAGCCCGATGAGGCGCCGCCGCTCCCGATCCGTCTGCTGTGCCAGCCACTCTGCGGCGTAACCCTCCGGGAAGATGAGCCCCCGGCGGCGCCAGATCTTATTGAGCCACGCGGCCAGCTTCTTGTCGACGTTCATTCCCCGCCTCCTGTGCTCGCCGCGACGGCGCGCGCCGCCTTCTTCGTGGCTCGGGTCATTCGCGACTTCACCCGCTTGCGGTAGGCCCGGTACACCGGGAAGAAGAACGGCTTCGGCTTGGCGCCGGGGTTATGCGAGCCTTCAAACAGGCCCTTGTT